CGCATCTTGTGTCTTTCGCTGATATGACTTAGCCACGATTAATCCTTCGCGCTTGCCTTCTGTAAAACCTTGTGACCAGCCTACTATGTACCATAAAACATTAGCAGCTAGTAATAACAAGATGATTGGTACTTGTAAATCCATTTGTTTGCCCCCGCTCTTGTAACCATTGTTGGTTACTGGATTACGGTCTCACGCCTGTCTGACAATGTCTAACACATTTAGGTAACGAAACGATAACGATTTACGCGTATAACTTTCCGTAAAGGGTGAAAGACCCATCCTTGTTGATAGGCACTAAAAATGGGCTAACTCGGTCTCCATGCGTTTCGATGACTGCTACGCTCATCTGCCAGTTAGCGCTTCCAGCCTTCAAATAAGAGGCTTTCTTCTTGTCCATAACATTACCTGCCTCTAGCCCCCATAAAGTCCTGTATGAGGCTCCTATGCCCTCTGTGAAGGCACTAATACCTGCTCTGTGAGTGTGTCCGCAAACTACTGACTTACCAAACTTCTTAGCCAAGCCAAGAGCTGTAAGTCCTGCGTTAGAGTTCATTGAGCCTTCGTCTCCGTGGACTAAAACCCATCCTTTGTGGAATTCGAATGGCTTTTTATGAAAGCGTATCCCCATGTCTGAGAAGCCCATAAAACGGGCGTATTCGAGTTCTGGAAGTCCGATGAGGCTAGGAGCGCCTCTAACGAGAGTGTGGTATAGACGATCGGTGTGGTTGGATCGAGTAATATCGGTAGTGCCAAGATCCCAGAGGATGTTTTGAGCCAAAGTTCTATCGGCATCTAATTGCCCTTCATATTCCAGGTGAGTGCCTTTAGCCCATTTAGATTGAGACTGCATATCAAGCTCATCGCCTGTGTTAAGGACTAGGTCAAACTTCTCGCGCTTTATTAACTTAATCAGATTTCTTACGGCTTGCTCATGATGAAACGGAATTTGAAGATCTGAAATTATAAGATATCTACGCTTAGTAGTCATCATCCTCATCTTCATAATCGCCTAGCCTGTCTGGCTCGACTGGATTAGGCAAGATCCAACGCGGATAGGACATCGGCTCGACAATGATGGCTAATGCTAAATCGACATCAAAGCCTGCCCTGCGTAAGGCTCTATACATTTCCTGCAAGCTAATAGCCCATGCATCCAACGCGCTGTAAGTGTCTAGGTCAATAACCTTTTTTCTTGCCATGTGGATAAGTGTCCCTTACTTTTTAAGAAGTTCCATCATCTGCTCTTGGCGTGTCTCTATTCTTGCCAATCGGTCTGCGAGAGATGATCCACCATTCGGTGTAAGAGTCCATAGCCAACCGCGAACCAGGTAACGCAAACCGCCAACAACAATAGCAAGCGTTGAGAGAATAGCGAGAACGAGTCCCGCCCAATCATTTGCCGTCACCGCAAACCGAAGGCTTCATCTTTAGGATTTAGCCAACGCATGATTGGAGGAATTGTCGCCAATGCTCCAGCGTAAGCGATGTGCTTAGGGTTAGTTTCCCCGGCAGCGACAAGTGCAAGTGCAGCTGTTAGAAACGCTCTTCCCCAGCTTGCTAGCATCTTCTTCAGGTCTTGTGTCATTTGTTCCTCCTAGTAACGGGATGTTAAAAAACTTTGAATCCGTATCGCCAGCCTTTGTAAAACTGATATGAATGTGCGCTGTGTGCGGATTGACTCCCGTGTACTTGCGCCATTTCCAGAAGCTTCTAGCGCTTGCAATCTTGTGATTAAAGATGACATAACTAATGCGTTTATCTGACTTGGCTGCAATTCGTATCTGGTCGGCAATGTAAGCAGCCGTAGAGGCTTGTCCGTTGAAATTAGCATCGAGATCGATAGCGCGGACAATCCCTGAATCAGGGTCAGGGTTATGATCGCTCTTTCGGCTTGAGTGCTTGGCATCTCCGATCGTGCCGTCACTTTTACGGTCTCGGTCAGGATAAGCATCGTCTGCCTGTTCTCTGAGTTGAATAACGGATTTGCTTAACTTGGCTTTCATGAGATAAGAAGTTTAGCTTCATCCTCAGTAATGCCTAAACGAGCAAGTAATGCAGCCTTTGATGCTTGATGATCTGCCTCAGCAGTTAAATCAGCAGCTTTAATCTTTGTGATTTCAGCCGTTACCTGCGCTTTAGTTGGTGCAGTACCTTCCAGAATATGCCACTCAATAGTTGAGTAATCTGCTTCAGTAATAACAAATTCGGATGATGGCTTTAGATTGCGAATTGCTTCGACTAATAATTGTGTCTCTGATTTCATTATGCACCGATTTCCAAGAGAATCATTGTAGATGTTGCTGAGTTTCTTTGAGCTGTAACAGTTACAGTTGGCCCACCTGGCTGTTGTGAGCAGGCAATTTGAGTCTTGTATGTTGTTGCACTTGTTGTCGCTGGTGAATCTAAGTAATTAACAGGTACTACTCCATCAATTTCTAGGTAGGTTGTTCCCGTTGCATAAACTTCCATACCAAACATTTGCTGATTTGTTGAGCCACCGATTGTCAAAATATCGGTTGCGCCTCTTAACAATTTTAATCTTGCATATTGTCCACCAGATGAACGATCAACCGAAAGAGTTTGAGTAGTTAAAACTAATACTTTTGAAGTGTTTGCGCTTGGTGTGATTGTTGCACTTAAACTTGAATCCGCATAAGTTGTAGATGTGCTAGTAGTTGAGGTTGAGTTGGATCCATAAACTACCTGTAGCACCTTGCCTGGTGCATTTGCCCAAACAAAATCCATATCTGTGTTTGTGTTCTTTTTTAAGAACTGTCCGGTAGTACCGCCCTTAAGATCGACCATAGTCGTATCAATGGATGACCCAAGTGTGCGGATCGCTGCAGCGCCATCTTTAACTAATGCCGTGTCGTCTGGAGTGCTCCAGTTAAAGTTCGTAGTCGTTGCCATTTTTCTCCTTATATCAGGCTACTATTGTAGCGTTATTCCAGTCCAAAGTAGGACTTATTGTGTTCCACGATTCGGTTATTGGTACTGAGTTCCATCTAAACGCCTGAAGGCTGAAAGCCACAGGTGAAACGATTACTGTCAAATCCAAAGCGTTAAATCGGCTAGTCCAAGTCCAACCTTCTACAAAGCCCTGGTATCGACCGTTTGCAATATTTAATGGCAAGTCCTCGATGTCTAGAGGTAATCCCATAAAAATTTCTAAGAGTTGGTCTCTTGAAGCATCTGGAATATTTGGGTTAGTCATAGGGAAAGTAATCGACTTAAATTGATCTTGAGGATAGGCTCTAATGTCCAAGTAAAAAGCAGCCTGAGCTTCTGCATCAGCTTGGTTTTCGATGCTAGTTAAAATGTTTTCAGCCTGGTAGCCATAAAGAGCAATAGAGGCAGCATCTAATGCTGTTTCTTCGGCATTGTTTTTGTAGGTAATTGTAACCTCATTGCGTAGATCACCTAAACGCCTTGATGTAGCAATTCCAGCAGCATAAGCCCAACCGCCATCAACATATTCATAACCGTTAGCAGTAAGATATTCGCTGCGATATGTACTGTCCGCATACCCGATTCTTCCACTTGAGTCCTCATAAATATACCCGAGACCTGATCTGGCTAAATTTGAAACCAAACTGTAAATATCTGTGGTTTCAGATGAACGAGCCGTAAGCTCATAATCTCCTGGACGATCTACCTCACCGAGACCTGCGTTTTGAGCGTTTGTCCAAATTGTCGTGGGATCATAATTAACCCATTGAAGAGCCGGTGGAAGTTCATTCCAACTGTCAAAAAGAACGCTAGATAAAATTGTGTATATCTGATCGCCATCAAAGGCTTTAGATAATATTCCTTCAGTAAGGGTTTTAGGAAGTTTAGACAAAGCCCCAAGAGCTGTGACTGTAATTGCCTGAGTAATGGCTGGTTCGCCTGTACGAACGCTTATGTCAATATCTGAGATATCTCCACCAAATAAAGGCACATAAACACCAAGAGAATTTTTAACTTTAACTACGACTGAATCATTAACATCAAAGCCTGTTGCAGATTGATTAAGGTTAAGAATGGTAAAACGGCAATAACCAGCGATAGGTTGAGAATAAATATCTGAGCGACCTGAGGTGATGGTTAAATCCGCAATTACTAGGTTAGTAATGTCTCCAAGCCCATTGACCTCTACTGCCCAGTCTGGAGTGAAGGCTGTCATACTGCTACTAACGCTCCTGCACCTAATGTTCCTCGGTAAGACGATTCATTAAGCACTTGAACAATTTGACGAGCAGCAGACTCTGAATCTATAGCTCCAGTAACTGTGATGTTATTAGTGATGGTCGGCTGGCTAGCCATTAAGCTTTTTGTTGTCGGTAACATTGGAGGAATTGTAAATCCGTTAGAATTAGGTGGTGGCGCTGTCATGCTGATATTTGAGGATCCGCCAAAGCCTAAGAAACCTGCGACTTTGTTACCCCATGAGAAAAGAGTTTGAAACGCGCTAATGAGTTTGCCCACGGCATCAATCGTAGTGCCAATAACTGTTCCAATTACTTCAAATGCAATCTTAAAAGCACCACCCAAAAATGGTGCCAGGATATTTTTAGTAAATGACCATAAAGCCCGGAAAGCTTCTTCATTGTCCATAACGGCTTTTCTAACTTTATTAAAGACAAATTGTATTCCTTCAAATACTGGAATAAGAATAGTTTGAGCCACATCAATAATTTGAGTGAAAGCATTCTTCAATCCGCTTCCACCTGTAAATCCATCAATAAATTTCTGAACGGCTGGAACGATATAAGTAACAATGTTTTCGACTAAAGGAGTAATAGCATCAAGAATGAAAGCTCCTACTGTCTCCTTAGCTTCATTGAAAGCAACTGATAGGCGAGCCATCTTTCCTTGAAAGGTATCCGCCTGAACTGTTGCCTGTCCTTCAAAGGTTGAGGCTAGTTTGGCTGTTACCTGCTCAAATGTCATTGTGGCTAATTCGGCTTTGGTAATACCTACGCCAAGCCGTGAAAGACCCGCTAGGTTGCCTTCCTGAGCCTTTGACAGTGCTTCTGTGACTGCCTGTAGGCTTTTACCTGTACCTGCTGCAATATTGATTGCGATGGACTGTAATTGCTGCGCTTTTGTAACATCGCCAGTAGCGCGAGTAAGTCGATCTAAGGATGGACGAAGTTCATCATCTGTAACACCAAATAACAATGACTGCTTAAGAATATAATCTTCTGTAGCTTTAATCTGGTCATCTGTCGCATTAGTCACATTTTTTAATGTGGTGGCAAGTTTAGCCTGGGCTGCTTCATCTTCAATAGCAGCTTTAACGCCATCGATGGCTAACTTTCCTGCATAAGCCGCCGCTGCAACGCCTGCTGCTAAAAAGGCTGCGCCTGCAACTTTGCCAAACTTAGTAATCTTGTCACCAAAGGTAGTTACTTCATTATCTGCCTTATTGATGTTCTTGGTAAAGTTGTCAATATCTGCGAGGAGTTTGAGGGTTAAGGCTCTACTGGTACCTGCCATTATGTCCACTCCTTCAAAATCTTATCAAACGATTTAGTCCACTCAGCTACGATGTAAGGCTGGATTCTGCGTAACGTTGGATAAATAAAGTAACCCTTAGATCCACGACCTTCACGACCTGACCAAATTGGAAACTGCTTAAACTTATTAGATCCAAACTCAGAACCACCCCAAAGTTCTTTAGTAGTTGCACCACCTGAAAACTTTTGAGCTGCAAATCCGTAAGTAATCTCACCGATTCTAGAGGACTTTTTTACTTTAGAACCTTCTGCGATGCGACTGGCAACTGCTCGGGACTGTAATCCCGATGCAGCACCAATCACTTCTTTACGAGCATATTCTGCTAAAGCACCGGACTGGCGCTTGGCTTCATCTGTTGCCTGCTCGTCCATATTCTTCAACGCCTTAAAGACTGCACGAAGTTCGGTTTTATCGAAAGCCGTTTGTTCAGCCACGATTATTCCTCTTCTCTAGTATCTCTATTGCGGTTAAAATATCTTCTGCTGTTTGCCACTCTGACATAGGAATCTGTGTGGCTATTGCCAGATCAACTAAGAGTCGGCTTACGCTTCCTCTTGGATGACTTTTGGGTCATCGCTTCCCACCTCGACATCTGCCACCGTTTCCATCCAAACCTCTAATGGCTTTACGGGCTTTCCGCCTGCATCTCGCTTCATTGCTGAATGTGCTACAAACAAAATATCCCACATACCACCAAAGTTAGAGATAACCTTTTTAGTTGTCATCTCCCACTTGGCATAGTCTGGTGGTCTGACCAGGTAAGTATCTTCAGACCCATCGTTATATTTAATTGTTATGTTTTGTTGCATTGTTTGCTCCCGTTTCTATTGATTAAAATGTTTCTGCTGGTATTCCGATTACTTGGAATGTTAGAGATACAGTCTGTGCATCTGGTGCTGTTCCGCCTGCTGATGGCCATGATGGCAATACTT